TTTTATGCCCTGGGTGGTATAGGACACACAGACGGCGTAAAGCCCCGCCACAGGGCGCACAGGGACGCACAGCGGGCAAGCGGGGCGCAGGGTATAGCACAGCCCAGGGACAGCCGCAGCGGGTACAGCTTGCCCAGGGTGGACGCTGGAAGGGCTGAAAAGCCCCGGCGCAGCCGTCAAGCCTTGCCGGGGTTGTGCATGGTTTGGTTGTTCATGGTCAAGCCGTAGGGGCTTTCTGGGGTTCCTGGGAAATTTCTGCAATCGCTTCTTTCTGCCCTTCTGCGCTTTCTGGAAGTTCCAGCGCTTCCCCTTCTGGCAGTTCTGTAATACCATAGGCATTTTCAAGATACTTCTGTCGCAATGCTTCTGCGTCCTTCTGCTCTCCCAGGGGGCTTGTGTTCGGAGTCAAGACAACCTCCTGCTGGTCTTTCATGCCGTCATAGTTCTTTTGCCAGAAAATGCCCGTGACCGGGTTCACCTTGCCATCTTCCATTAAACCCTCCCGGTACATAGCACAAACTTTCTGCACTTTTTTTATAAAGGCGGTACGGGCAGGGTTCCCCAAATTCCTATTTGACCATTCATAAGCATCATCTTTATCTATACCAATGGCAGCATAGGCGGCTTGATTGCCTACCTTCATATCCCACTGGGCGCATAACTCAAGATAACGGGCAAAACGCCGCTCCATTTCCTCCACGTCATTTCTGTCAAGCGGTTCAGTCGGAAGAATGGCCTGCATGAACCTAATCCTTCTGGTATTATACCCTTCTGGCAAATCAGGGTTATGCCCCTGAATAATAGGGCTTTTATCACAAGGACGGCTCCCTACTGCCGCTTTCTGCCTGGGTTTCGTGTCCTTCGCTCCTGGTGTCCGTGCCATCCTTCTGCACCCCCTTCTTCATTTCACCATACATGGAACTTAATCGTGCTTTCTGCCCCTTCTGGGGTTTCTTGCCTTTCTGCTCTTTCTGGGCTTTCTCCCTTGCCCACCGTTCAACATAGCTTTCCATTGTCGTTTCCTCCTTCTGCAATTTGTAGGGGATAGTAGGGTATTTCAGCGTTTTACTATAAGTTTTATAGATACGCGCGTACTAAGAAGAAATTATAGCAAAATGCTATTTTACCCTACAAACCCACCTAATTTTCCTTCATACCAATACCCCGGTACACGGCAACCCCACTGACAATAGACTTTTCTGCGTACCATTCGGGGTGCGCCGTCAGTTCTGCATTGAACTTCTTCATGCTGCAAACGTAGTAGCCGTTGCTCTTGCACCAGATTTTATAGTTGTCATAGAGAGTCTTTGCCCGTGTGTTCCCTTCTGCAACCTTCTGGCAGCGTTCTTCAAGGAACTGTAATACAAGGTCGTTGTCTTTCTCATACTGCTTGACCACGGCTTTCATAGGGTCGGACATTTGCAGACCAAAGCGGCGATACTTGAAGTACCCAGCCACCAGCCAAGTGAAGATACCCCGCATGGCTTCCGGGCTTTCAAAGTAATCCTTTAGCCCCTTGTCCTGTTCTGCATCCGTGAAGTGACGGTTGAACTCAATTACACGCACACGGTCAGATGCAAACAGGCTCTTATCCTTTACGGCGGGCAGGTCGTTACAGGACAGCCACATGGTAAACTGGGGCTTGAACGTGATAGCGCTCTGGTACAATTCCCGTGCGGTAATATCTTCGCCGCCCGTGTACTGCTTGATGGTCGCTTCATCCAGCTTCCCCGCCGTGTCAGACTCCGACATAGTAACGAACCTGCGGCCTTTCAGCTTTGCCAGCACAGGGTTTGCCGCTTCTGCGTTCTTCTGCCTTTCTGCCCTGCAAATGAGTTCCACGGGGGCAACGGTAGAGTAATCGCCCAGCAGATGTTGAATAGCATCCAGCATGGTAGACTTTCCGTTTCTGGTGGTCTTGCCGTGAAGGATGAACATACATTCTTCCTTCCCGGTTCCAAGGATTGAATAACCCAGCGCCCGTTGTAAGTAGTCGGCCTTGTCCGTGTCGTTCTGCGTGACTTCCTGAATGAACTTCTCCCAGCGGTCGCAGCGTACTTCCTGCAAGCTGTATTCAAAGTTCGTCTGCATGGTCAAGAAGTCATCCCACTTATGTTCCCGGAAGGTCATGCTTTCCAGGTCATAAGTTCCGTTCTTGCAGTTGACCAGATACGGGTGGGTATCAAACTTTTCCGCTTCAATCCTCATGCAGTCCGCAGCATCCTTCATCATGCGGTCACGGAAGCGGCGGTCACCCATCTTTGCCACAAAGCCCATGTACTGCTTGCGCTTTTCTTCGTCCGGGATTTCTCCACAATACAGCGCCATCAGCCGCACAAACTCTTTAATCTTTGCCGCTACCAGTAGAGAACCAACGTCCTTCTGCCACTTGCCGTCCTCATAGGTGTACCAGGACTTTGCTTCCGGGCAGAAGCGGGTGTCCTGGGCGTAGCACTCACTGAAAAGGTCAGCCATGCCCGCTTCATCCCAGGAATAGCCCGTGGAGTTCTCCTGATAGGGCAGTTCCGGGTGTACGGACTTGATGTAGAACATTTTTCTGCTGATTTCTTCGGACGTAATGTAGCGCCCATTGGAGAGTTGAAACAGTTCATCAGCCATTGTCTACCCTCCTGTTCCAGGCTTCAATCACGGACTTTGTGGCATTGCCTGATACTCCACGTGCGGTCATCATATCTACCAGGATTTTAGTTCCAGCGCCACAACGGGAACATATCACCCTTACACCATCGTCAACAAACAGGTGTGCTTGACTTCCGCAAAACGGGCAGGGTTTCAATTCCTCAAACATTCTGACTTCCTCCTTCCTCACAAATTCTTGTTCAGGTTTTCATAGATAGCTTCCAGCCGCTTTCTGTTCAGCCGGGGTTGCATGAGAACTTCATGAAGGTCATTCATCGTGTCAATCGCTATACCCCGGTAGCCGTCAGCTATCTTTTCGTAGTTGTCCCCGTTCTCACCACGCAGTTCTGCCAGAACTTCTTCATAGAGTTCTTCGCAGTCCCGGCCAAGGTATTCACGAATAATCTTCCGCAATTTATCAGCTTCGGTTTCCCCGGCAAAGATGTACTCCGTGGAACCGTTTTCAAGGTACAGTGTTCGTGCCATTATCGTTTTCCTCTCTTTCTTCTCTGCCAGAGATAATATTCGCACTGTAATCACAGGTGTCACAGGTCAGCCAACCATATTCACCACGGGTTGTATCCTCATAGAGATAACCGCCGCAGTCCGGGCAAATACCCTCAATCATGTGCGTTCTCCTTAGTCATGCCTTACCTCCTATATCGTGTTACGCTATCACATATCGTTCGCAATTCCCGGTCAGGCAGCGGGGGCTTACAAGCCCGCTGGTTGACATAACAGAGTTCCTTATAGATTTCCTGCTTACTGTACCCGGTATTGTGCATGGCTCCCGCAAGGGAAGTCAGGGAAAGATTTCTGCCACCTGATATAATTTCCGGGTATTCAGGCCGTACAAAGACCTTTCCCTTTTCTGGTTTACGGAACACAGGCGAATAGATTTTCTGAACCAGAGAGGACTTGCCGCCGCTTTTGCGTTCGGCTTCCGGGAAGTATTTCTCAACCACATAATCAATGGCTTTCTGGTTCTCAATGATTTCTGGGAAGATAAGCACCTTACCCGTCATAATGAAGAACCGCCTTGCCTTGTAAATCTCCACCCCCGCCAGGTTATTTCTGCCCGTGAAGGGGAGATCACCACGCAGGAAAATGTGAACTCCACGTCCGCTTCTGGACTTTTCGGTATAGGACTGGCAGGCTTTCATAATATCGGCACACAGCGGGGTCATCAGGCCATCGTCAAACCCAGCGTCAATATCAATGCCCACCAGTCCATTGTCCGCAAACACAAACCCCAGATGGTCATAAGTACCGCCCTCTACCGCCGCCTTTGCCTGGTCAAAGGTTCCCCAGGTGTCAGGGGTGGTAGAGGAAGCGGCTTTTCGCTCAAAAGGCTTCATGGGAATTTTGGACGTATCCCAGGCACACACCCACTGCTTCAAATTTTTCAATTCTTCTGGTATTCTGGAATAATCCATCGTTCCCACACACTCCTTTACATGGTAATCAGTTCGCTATACGGCAAGCCCTCAACCCAGTGGCAAAAAGTATGCCACTCGTCCAGCTTGTGGTTCTTGCGGGAATGATAGATGTTCCGCAGCACAGCGTAATTCAGTTGCACCGTGCGCTTCTGGTTGTAACTGGTGGGAAGAAGCTGTATCATCTGCCACCACCATTTTTTGTCCTGGGTTTCCAGGAAGTTGCCCCGGCAAGCGTTCAGGTTGGCAATGGTTACATCCAGCACTTCCTTCATGCGGGGAATAAGATGGTCAGTGGAAAAATCTTCTCTCTCAAATTTCTTCGCATGGATTTTGTGCATGGTCGAACAGCTATTCGCCACCGTACCCACCTTATAGGTATCGTATTCCTTCCACCAATACAGCGGGGCGGTTAGGTCACAGGTCACGCCAATCATCCGCAGGAACTTACTATGGTCAGTCCCGGACTTAATCAGGCGCTTCATCAGGTCAAGGTCTGCGGCTCCCACAACATACTTATCCACCCGGCAATTATGGTCACTATTCAGTTCACAGCCAAAGCACCCGCCGCCCGGATACTGCGGCTCCCAACAATAGTGACTATCAGACTTCGCCCAGGAGTTCATGGGGTTTCTCATGCCACGGACAGCGGCTTCCCACCCGTAAGTATTAGTTCCGTCAATCTTAATCACACTTCACACCGTCCCTTCTGCGGATACTCATGTACAGCTTGTACTCAATTCCCTGCATTTCTGCCGCCTTATGCAGGGCTTTCTTTTTCGTGGTGTAGCGCCGGGTCAGCGGGGTCTTTTCCTCACCGACACGGCACACATAATACTGGCTACTGCCTTTCTCTTTCGATACGGTATATTCCAGCACCATTTTAGCTGCTTCCTCCTTAATCTTTCTCATGAGGTAGTCACCACTCACACCTGTCATCAGGCCGTAAAGGTCGGAGTGGAAAAAGGCTTCTATCTCACTGGTATTGCAATCGTTACGGGGGGGGGATGAAACCAGCAAGCAGATTGAAATAGTCCTCTCCCGCTTTGACAATGACGGCTTTGCATAATGCGTCAGGATACATCACATGGATTTCCTTTCTGCGATTTCAGCCATCTTCGCAGCGTTCAGCCGGGTATCCCCGTGTACCCTGCTGTACGAAAGGTAGCCGTTCATTCGGTCAATCTTCGTCAGGTTCGTACTGCCGCAGACCGGGCAAACATCCATTTCAAGCTGCTGGTGTCCGCAGTCATCACAGTAGGCCAGGGAAAGGTTCACACCCTCATAGAACCCCTTCGTCATTGCTCTGCGTACAAGAGTTCTCACAGCTTCGATGTTGTAGTCCACGGGGTAACGCACATACTGGATTTTCCCGCCATTGCACAAATCCCAGAACCGCCCTTCCAAGTCCTGTTTCTGAATGGGGGTTAAGTCTTCCGTTACATGACAGTGGAAGGAATTGCTCACATACGGGCGGTCACTGACGTTCTCAATAATGCCGTATTTCTTGCGGAACTGCTCAACCTGCAACCCGCAAAGGCTTTCCGCAGGGGTTCCATAAATAGCGTACAGCCACCCGTCAGCCCGCTTATACTCATTGACCTTCTGGTTGATATGCTCCATGACTTCAAGGGCGAACTGCCCGTCCTCCGCAATGGACTTTCCGTTGTAAAGTTCCTGCAATTCGTTCAAGGCGGTAATGCCAAAGGAAGCGGTCATGGGTTTCAGCAGGGGTTTGATTTTCTCGTTCGGTTTCAGGTGACCGCCGTACAGACCACCTTCGCAGAACTGAATGGGGTTCACGCTTGCCCGCATTTCTCCCAAATAATCATAGGTGCGCTTGTGGATACCTCTAATCATTTCCAGGTAGTAATCCAGCACTTCATAGAAGTCCCGGTTTTCCTGTCTGGCTTTCGCCAGTATCATAGGCAGATGCAGACTGACAGCGCCCACATTGAAGCGCCCCACAAATACGGGTTTGTCATCATCGTCAGCCGGGGTCATCCCGCCACGCTCAAACCAGGGGGAGAGGAAAGCACGACAACCCATAGGGGATACCACCCGTTTGTACTTCTTGTACATAGACGCTACATAGCCATCACCCGTCAGAGACAGCCAATCCGGGTACATGGTCTTTGCGCTGCACTGGATACCCGCTTCAAACACGTCCTCATTCACGCCACCCTCACCATGAAGGTGTTCGTCATAGAGAAATACCAGCTTCGGGAACAGGACGGGCTTCTTGTTACCCGGTTTACCCTGCCCGTTCATATGAACCCGCAGGAAGGTCTTGCTTGCCATTTTGCCGAACGGGTCAACGGCAAGGCCAAAGGTCATCGTGATAAAGGGATAATCACCACGGGAACTGCCCACGGTGTTCAGCTTCATTTCAATGCCCTGGAACCCCTGTTCAAAGTCCCGCTCCACCTTCTTCATAGCCCAAGCATCCGCTTCCTCATTGAAGTAGGGATTGCCCGTGATTTCACTATGCTCAAGCAGATACTTTTTGTAGGACTTTTCCGCATACGGGGAAAGGATTTTATCAACCTCCGGGACGGTGAAACCGCCGTACTGTTGAGAAGCGGTAGCCAGGATAATATCACCCAGCACGTCAAAGGCCGTGTCAAGAGTTTTCGGCTCGTTGTACCAGACATTGCCCATTTCAAACCCGCCCTGCATAACAGCGCCCACGTCACACAGGCAGCAGTTGATGGTATCCAGGCGGGCAGACTGGTCATGGATGTAGATATATCCTTCCTTGCAAGCCTGCAACTCGTCCTTTGTCATGAAGAACCGCCTGTACAGCCGCTTGTTAAGTTCATTGAAAATCAGGCAGCGTTTGGTTGCTACCAGGGCAGAGTCCGTGTTTGCGTTCTCCTTATCTCCGATAAAACGGATGGACTGGCTTTTGATGTAAACTTCATCCATCAGATGGACAAAATCTTTCTTGTAGTTGCGGTAGTCTTTATAGGACTTCGCAACCTTCGGGTTGAAGTCTTCAAGAACCTGCTCCATGATATTGTGCATTTCACTGACCGGGATTTCCTCAAGCCCTTTGTCCTCAATCATGCGGACAACCGCCGCTACAATATCATCGAACTGCTTATCGGTCAGCGTTACCATCACACGGGAAGCGGACTTTGTGACGGCGTTCACGATTTTCTGACCGTCAAAGGCTTCCAGCGTTCCATCTTTCTTAATGACTTTCATGCAGAATAATCCTCCCTTCTTTGAGTGTTTGGCTTACGTCAATGACCCGCTGGTTTGTACTTCCCGCCCAGGGGTAAGTCACATCTTTCAGTTCGGTTACGAACCTGCCGTCCACCAACACGTCCACGGACTCCATCAGTCGGGTTAAATCGTGCTGCTGCATGATTTCTTCCCAGGTATAGCCCGTATAGACCCAGATGGTCTTGTCCGGGAAATCCTGCTTGACCTCCCGCATAAGGTTGTCAACCTCTGCCCGGTTGTTCGGGTGAAGCGGGTCACCGCCAGAGAATGTAATCCCGGCAATGTAGTCCTTCCTCAACTCCTGGTAGAGTTCTTCCCTGTCCTGCAAGCCAAAGGGGATACCGTCAGCCGGGTTCCATGTCACGGGGTTCTGGCAGTCCTTACAGTGGTGTTCACACCCTGCTACCCAGAGGACTACCCGCAGGCCGTCCCCGTTATTCATGTCATCATGGGTAATATTGTGATAGTTCATCACACGTCACCCGCTTTACGGTGCAAAGACCGTTCTGCCGTAAAGCCCTCCGGGTAACGGGCTTTCAGCTTATCAATGTTAAGCTGCATGACTTCATCCATTGTGAAGTCCAGCGCAAAACACGCTTCGGCAATCATCCACAGGCAATCGCCCAGTTCTTTCTTGATATGTTCCTTGTCGAACGGGTGTCCCTGGTAGACCTTCTGCATAATGCCCGCCACTTCGCCCGCTTCGGAAGTCAGGCCAAACACAGCATGACGCAGCATATCTTCCTTTTGGTCATAGGGAATACTGCACGTGCGAATAGCCAAATCCTGATACTCTTTACCGTTCATGTTTCATAACCTCCTTCATCTGCACGGCGGCTACCACGCCAGCCACAAAGCCCAGCAAAAGTACCACCGCAAAGAACAGGAGAAGCAGAAGAATTGCAATCAGCAGTTTCATTTCATGTTCCTCCATCCTTAAATCATTAAATTTAGCGGAATAAGCATTGGAGAGTTTGAAGCTATGCTTCGCCCTCTCCGCAGCTTACGTCATGGGATTATCCCAAGATACTGTCCAGGTCGAACCGCTTCTTGCCGCTGGTCTTACCCGCCTGCGCCGCAGGAGTGGACTTCGCAGCAGGTTCCTTCTTCGTCTGGGTAGGAGCGGGGGCAGCGGGAACTTCGTCAAAGCCGTCAGCCGCTTCCTTATCGCCCAGACGCACGAACTTGAGCATCTTGCCGGGAGTACGGTTGCTCTCAACTTCCTCATGGTCAACCTCACAGCGGATGAAATGACCAACCAAATCCTCATGGTCAATCTCCGTCAGAGAGAAGTCGTTGAGCGCTACCTTCGCAAAGTAGCTGAAAGCGTTCAGGCCACCTTCGTTCGGCTCTCCATCCTTGTTCAGCAGGGAAAAGCGTTCCACGTGCTTCTGCCCCGTGACAGTCTGCATGGTAATCTCCATCTTGCCAAAGTCCTCCTTATAGTTGACCTTGACAATCTGGAACACGTGCGTTCCCTTCGGAATGAGGGAGAAACCTTCCGTCAAACCAATTTTAGCCATTGTATTTTCCTCCTTTAATTGCTTTCCTCTTTTTGGAAATCACGTACCGGGAAATCACTACCAGGTTCGTGACCGCCATTTCTACAAACAGAGTGACGAACACTCCGTAAAAGAACGGGTTAATATACATAGGGGCTTTACTCCTTCTTTTCTTTCTGGGTCAGACGGTACGTGACGGTTTCCTTCGTCTTGTACTTGTCCAACACACCATCCTGCTTCATTTTGGCTTCATCCACCTTGAGGGACGTACTGCGGGCGGTCACCCACTCATATTGCTTGCCCTGGATGATAACCTGCTTGTCACCGTCCCGGAACTGACCCATGCAGGCTTCCTTGATAAGGTCTTTGAGGGTTTTCAGCCGCTTTTCATCATCGGCAATGCCCTCATTTACCTTGTCGATTTTCGCCTGCAACTGCTCTGCTTCGGCAATCATAGCGTCAAGGTCGCTGTCCGGGGACAGGGAGTTGGCACGGAGTACCTTGAGAATGTCAGCATCCTTTTTCTCGTCATACTTCGGAGAAATGCCGCCCTCCACGTGCTTCTTCCACCATCTTTCCACTTTCTTGATGGTCTTTGCCATCTGCGGGTAGCGTTCAGAAACCTTGAAAGCCCGCTCAAAGGTGTTCTCCGGGGTGACAGTGAACTTCTCCGGGTGGTCATAGTCCTTATCACCCAGAATGGTACAGACCATAATCACATCATCCACACCCAGCAGGTAGGCGTAAAGCGCAGCCTGCAAAGCGTAGTATTCAGGCACGTCCTCAAGCCAGTCCTCCGCACGTTTGGTGGTTTTCATTTCCATCACGGTAGTAGGCTTGCCGTTCTTGTCCACGAACAGGTAGTCCCACATTCCACCGAAAATCGGTTCGTCCTTGAAGAAATCACCCCAGGTTTTCTTGAAGTAATCCTCACCGTACACATCGGTAGGCGTAACCAGCTTCTTCCAGAAATATTTCTCCCTCATGTACTCTGCCTGCTTCGGCTCAATGGCTTTACCAGCCAGGGTATAGATGGTATCCTCAAAGGGTTCCTCATACGTGCGGGTGATAGCACACCAGGCATTGAAGGGGGTAGTCCAGGCGTTCAAGCCCATAATTGCCGCAAAGCGTGTGCCCGTGCATTTCTTAGGACGGGCAGGCGGCGTAATGGTAATCGTACCATCGTCATTCCACTTCATACCCTTGCCCTCCTTACACGTACTGCCGCCAGTGGCGGGCAAAGGCACTCTTGCCGTCAGCACCCTTCTTGTTCAGGCGGGTAAACCCGGCACGGAGCATATTGTGTCTTGCGACACTGCGTTTCAGCTTTCTCATGTTAATCCTTCCTTTCTACGGGAGGGTTCAACCTCCCGTCCAGTTCCACAGCCTTATTCAGATACCAGATAGCTTTCTGAATATCCTCAATGCCGTTCTTCCTCTTGTGACGGTAGATATACTTGAGGGCATTGCACACACAGAAGTTTTTAGTGGCTTCCTCACCCTGGGTTTCTACCATCACGTCAATGCACTCAAAATTCCCAGTTTCATAGTGGGAAGGGTGGTTCACGTTGTCTGCCATAAATCATCCCTCCATCAGATATGCCACAGCGTCATCGTAGTGGTCGCACAGCATTTGCAACTCCCGTTTTTCACGGTTCTCCTTGTTGCACACCCGCTGATACAGACCATCATCTCGGTACATTGTCACTTGCTCTTTGATAAGGTCTGTAATGACCTTCGGTTCCAACGCATCCAACTCCCAAGACTCATGACCGTACTGGGCGATATACTTATCACAGCGGCTATCCGTGATTTTTGCGGGGTTAGGCGGCGGGGAATAGAAGTCAATCTGCTCCATTGTCAGCGCAACCCGCTTCACATAAACATCAGCGCCGAACATATCAAGCCGTTCCTGAATGTCACGGGTCATATCAATTCCAGAAGGGTCATGGTCACCCAAATGGATGATAATGCGCTGCTCTCTGAAATCCTGCCGTCTGAACCTTTGCGCCGCCATCCACATTTCAGACTGGGAAGTATAGCCCCGGCAAGAGAAGTAGGGAACATCCAAAGGTCTGCAAGCCTGCCCCACAACATCAACCAGTGCGTCTTTCTCTACCCAAACCTCAACGTAGTTCGGTTGCCCCTCCCATTTATCCAGCAGGTAGGAATATTTTGCGGAAGCAATAACCTCCGATGGAGTATCCCAATGGCTATTGCCACGCAGGTTCCGGGTGCGGTCAGTGATAGCATACCAGTCAATCAGCCCTGCCAGCCTGCCGTCATTGATAAGGTTACCTACGTTCTTGTAGCTTCGCTCATTGTTCGGGATGTACCCACGGGCTACCAACTGATAGTAGACCTGCCTTAACGTCAGTTCATAGCCCTGGGCTTTGTAGTCGTTGATAACCTCATTGACCAAACGGATAAGTTCAAGACTTGACTGTCGAAACCTTATCTCCTTGTACTGAATTTTCGGCATAGGTCAGACCCCCTTACTCCCCGTACTGGGCAATGATTTCCTCAAGGTTCTGGCACAGGGCAGCGCAGGCAGAAGCAGTAATTTTGGTGAACCCATCGGTTTTCATGGCAATCTGCTGGACAAAATCTTCCTGGGTTTCGTCCTTCTCCATGAGTTCCTTGCACAGGCTCTTGAGTTCGGCAACCTGCTTTTCATCCGCAGCGCCGTCAGCCCCGGTCAACTCCTTCTTCGCTTCCTCACGCTCTGCCACGGTAGCAGGGGCTTTCTTCTCCTTCTTCGCAGGAGTGGCAGCGGCGGCTTCCTCCGCAAACTCACCATTCTCCGTGTCATCCGTGGTTTCCGTCCCCAGGGTAGCGTCCACATCGTCAGGTTCGGTAATGTCCAGAACCATCATCCAGAGGTAGCGGCGCAGGTAAGTAATGGAGGAACCAAGCGCCTGCATGACGTTGGTGACCACCTTGCCCTTGTTGCTCACAATCTGCTCAACCTCACGGTACGGAGCGACAAACACCAGACCTTCTTCCTGCGGATTGTCCGTGTTGTAGATGGTCATGGTAGCCTTTTCACCGTCAAACTGGGTGGACGTGACAAGGCCGACACGGGCGAAAATGCGGAGGGCGGGCGGCACAATGTCCTCCAACTCAAAATACTTGAACTCAAGGCTCATGTTCTTGCCGGACTTCTTGACCTTCTGGTTCAGGAAATACAGGCGGGCTTTCGCCAGCTTCTGACGGACATTCATGCTTTCGTAGATATTAGCCATTGCTACCTTCCTCCTTGTTTTCTTCATCACTGCCGAACAACACAGCGGCGATTTTCTTTGCGAAAATCATTCCTACCATCGGAATAAGCAGCTTACTCAGCCCTTCCAGGTTCGGGTCGTTGATTTTACGCTTCATGACTTCCATGACGGCCTTATCGTATTCGGCCTTAGTAATCTTCTTTTCGTCCATTGGTCGTTCTCCTTTCTCACTCCACGGTGTACCAGTCATCGGACAGCATATCGGTCTGGGAAGCAAGCCAGCCCACACAGAAATGGTCATCGGCGGTTTTCATCACGACAGCGGGCAGCGTCAGGTCACCTTCCAAGTTGCTCACGCAGGACAGGTCAGCTTGCGTATGGAACTCAATGTCCGTTGCCAGGAACAGGAACATATTCTTGCCGTTCCACCCCTTACGGGCTACCTTTTTACCTCCCTTGAGGAAGTTCATAGCGTCCCCAAAGGAATAGGTTTCGGCGGGAACCTTCTGCGGGTCATCGTCCACGATTTCCCAGTTGTCTTTCATAACCCACACCAGGTCACGGGGGAACAGGGCAGCGGTAGGAACGTCCTGGTTGGACTCCGCATCCTCAAAGTGGTTCATGATTTCCTCACGCTCCTGGTCGTAGTACCAGTAGGCGTTTTTCCAGTTGGACAGCTTGACCTTCTTGCCAGCCATCAAAGCGTCCTGAACATCACAGAATTTCATAGTTTTTATCCTCCTTAATCGAATAGCGCCAGGGATTTCTTCTTGAGAGAGTTAATCCGTCTGGTATTTTTCCGGGGCGGTTTCACCCCAAGAAAGTCATTGATGTATTTCTGCGCCAGTTTCACATACCACTTACGGTCTACCACTTCGATAGACAGTTGATTGTTATTATCAATGACGCAGTGTGTGGGCAGGCCAGCTACCTTTGCGCTTCTGCCCGTGGCAGCGTGAGTCTTGTAGACAGTCCCACAGGTTTTATCCGCAGTGGCGTAAACCCGGTTCACCTTCTGGACGGTAACTTCTTCACTATTTACCAAGTGATAGCAGCCAGAGTATTTACCGCCAGCCTTTGCCACCAGTTGGAAGTCCAGAATGTTTGTGCTTGCCGCAATGGTTTCTTCCGGGGGCGTACCGTTCACAAAGAACTCCTTGATAGCCCTTGCCACCACCACAGCGTTGTTGTTGATGTTGAAAGCACCCTGGGGAGGGATGCCCCTGACAAGCTGACCACCCTTTACCTTCGGCTCACCGCCGCCAACCGGGACTTCTACGTAGTTGTTCACGTCCTTCTGGACAATCTTCTGGATGAAATCTTCTTCCAGTTCAAACCCGGTTCTGTCCTGCCACTCCTGGGTAATCTCCTGCCACTTCGGTTCGTCCGTATTGTCAAGGCTCACCATGATACCATCCGTATTAAGCTGGATGATTTTAAGGGTAGGACACTCCCGGATAAGGTGCATGGACAGTTCCAGAAGAAGCAGTTGCCCAGTAATGCACACTGACCGCCCCATAAGGGGGTCATAGAGGTCATTGAACGCTTCACCGTTCTTGCCGTTGAGCATAGCGCCATAGGTGGTGTTCAAAACCAGTTTCAGGGCTTTGTCAGTGGCCTTGTCCCCGGCTCTTTTAGCCTTAACCCTGTCCTCAAGAGTGTCCACAAACACCTGCGGGGACGGGATGTTCCTGCTGCAAAAGCCGTACTGCCTGCCCTCTGACAAGGGAAGCGTCATCAGGTGTGGGTAGTAGCTTGCCACGTCCTTGTTGCGGATGGAGCGGGTTTCCGTAGCTTCCTCTACGTAAGTGGGGATAGCCCCGTGGATACCTCCGTAGGCAATGGTACACGGACATTCACCAACCATCAGTTCCAACTTACTGCTGAACAGTTCATCGGAAGGTATGCTCATGTCGTGCATACGGTCAAAGAAGTTAAAGACCTCTTGAGGAATGTACTCACGCAACAGCTTATCCGGGTACTCATACTCCCGTTCATCTGTCCAGGGCTTATCAGGCTTGACCGCTTTCAGATACACAGAGGTCAGCTTTGCGTTGGTCATGTACATGGCCTGCCGTTCGTCCAGCCCTCTTGCCCTGCCCAGCGTAGCCTTGTTCTTGAGGTACGCTTCCCGCAGATGGAACAGCTTTTCGGTTGCGTCCACATCGTACTTGCAATACTTGATGGTACGGGCAAGTTCTTCCGGGGTCAGCGGACGGTCAATGTTGAAATCAACCTCCGTTTCCTCAATCGGGATACCCAAGTGGGCTTCAATCGCTTTCAGGGACAATCCCATCTGGCAGTCATCCATGAGGTCAAAACTACTGAAAAACACTCTATATTCCCGCAGAAAGGGAATATCCCAGCCGTTGATTTCCTCCAAGATGATTGCATCGTTGACCTTCTTGATGGTTTCTGGGTCAGCCCCAACCATGACAGCCTTGAGAATGTGGTTGTCGTAATGCTTGTTGTTGAACCCTCCCAGGAAGGGGTCTTGCTCCATAAAAGCCAGCACTGCGTCATTGTCGTTGTGAATGACGGTGTACTGCCCAGTTGCCAGTTCCTTGAACACAAACAACCAGTCATGAGCGAAAACCTCACAGTCAAAAATGAATGTGTTATTCGTCAATACTTATTACCTCCCTTCTTTTCATGATAGGCATTGGAGAGTTTTTGCTTAAAAGATGTAACCAAGATTGTTGTCGGTGACCATTTCCATATAGGTCACCCCGTTTGTGCCTGGTATCACTTCGTTCAGGCTGACGGTCTGCACCCTCCGTTTCTGCTTATCCAACTCATGACCGATTGCCGAACGCATAGCGTAAAAGGCAATGATTTCAAAGTTGTGTTCATGCAGTTCCGGGTATGCGAACCACCGCTTGACAGACCGCAAGTAGCGGAAGATAACCACATCATACCATTCATCAGGCGGCAATTTTCTAAGCCGCAGGTACTTGAATACCAGGTAATGGTTATCGGTTGCGAACTTCTGTTCTTCATCAGTCAGAGGGGTATTCAGAGGGTCTTTTCTCATACGCTACTCCCCCCCCCAGACGGGTTCTCTGGGTTTTCGTCATAATGCGCTCCTTTCTCCCAGCAAAGCCAGGGCTTGCATTTTGAGGGCGGCAATCTTGTTCTGCGGATAAAGTTGCTTGAACAGGTGTTCCAGCATTTTCACCGGGATAGAGTTACCAGCCATTTTGTACAGTTGCGTTTTGGAAATGCCGTTCAGTTCCAGCAGTTCCATATCCGCATCCGTAAAGCCCATCAGCCGAAAATATTCTTTCGGGGTAAGGTTCCTGTATCTCTCACCGTCATATACCTTCACCTCACGTCCCCCCCCCCAGATACAGTTTTCAGGGTTGGACACAGGCCAGACGGTGAATAGACACGGTTCATCTGGTCGTTCCCATAGTGGTGTAAATCTGCAATTTGCTCAATTTCCATTTTGCAAATCACCACTTTTGGGTCTTTGTAGTCCCGTGACAGGAGCGTGTTGCATATCCCCCCCTGTCACATATCTGCCCTGCATGGGCAGCGTTGTGGACTATGACACTTCGGGTCTTTTCTTCTGAAAGATAGAACCGTTCAGGTACATCTTCATCCAGAAAATCATTCATGCACGTTGTCAATGGTACAGGGGCAGGGAAAGCAAACCTTCCATCGTCTACGTCCTTACGAATAGACACAATCAGAACCCTTTCCCGGCTCTGCGGTATTTCATAATCCGCACAATTCATCACTTGCCAGTAGTTGTTGTATCCTGCTTCCTCAAGACTGGATAGAACAATATCGAAAACAGGTTTCATACTTTTACTGGTCAGGTGCTTCACGTTCTCCGCAATAGCGATTTTAGGCTTCGTAGCTTCGATAATGCGGAGTGCATCAAAGAATAGACCGCTTCTGGTTTTTTGCCCTTCTTCATCTATCAGCCCTCTTTTTGCCCCGGCAATGGAAATGTCCTGACACGGAAAGCCGTATGTAAGAAGGTCAAGGTTCTTCGGCAACTGGGTTTCATCAATCTTTGTAATATCTCCGTAGTTCATGCTCTCCGGGACTCCGTGAATGAGTGAATACGCCTTGCTTGCATACTTGTCAATCTCACAGTAGCCAACCAGATTGTAGGAGATACCCAGATTTTCCAATGCCTTTTCAAATGCCCCTATCCCACTGAATAGTGATAGTACATTCAACATGGGTGCGTCCTCCTTCATCTTCACACCCCATAAAGGGGTGTGATTAAGGATGGAGGATTTTGAAAGCGGGACGCACACCGTAAGCGTGGGAAGCGGAGTTGGAGTACGCATCGCCGCTGCCGTTGACATTGGCAAAATAGGCAGCGTACCGCTTATGGGCGTTCTGCAACCAGTACCATTCCCAGCGGTCAGTTCCCTTGCCCTGGAACGCAATGCGGTTCTTGCGCTGCTTCATCGGCTCCCACTGCTGCACATCGTCAGGTTCGGCCTTGCCGTATTCGTTACATCCGAAAATCTCTTTTTCAGTGGGCAGACGCAGATAATCCCCGTTGGCAAAGGCAACCAACTTCTCACGAATGTCAGCCGGGAAGCGGTCAAGGATTTCACCTTTCAGCTTCGCCCGCAGGTCGGTAGCCTCATAGCCGCCACGGTTGCTATCTTCCTCATTCATGGGATACTCCTGGTTCAGGCAATCCACCAGGCAGAAAATCATGCCGTCCTGCTCCTGCTTGACCGCCAGGGCTTCCACTTCCTCACCATCGGTCAGGGTAAAGGCGATAACATCACCCACCATATAGCCGTTATCAGCGGCGGTTTCCATAGTTCTGAACAACTTCATTGTAAAGTCCTCCTTATTTTCATAATCATTCACGGATTTTGCATCCGCTCTTTCGGTAAATGGCACAGCGTTTCTTGTAGGACTTGAGTAAGGACTTGATAGAGTCTACATAGTCATATACAAGGGGCTGCTGCTTGCCCTCAAAGGTTCTTGCCACACGGCCTACGCTCTGCACTATAACGGCGTAATCCTTTTGTGGTGTGGTCAGATACAGCCTGTCCAGACGGGGAATGTCCAGCCCTTCCTTCGCCAGGGAATAGGTTGCGAATAGATACCGCTTATCCCCGGTTCTCATATCCTCAATAGCCTGTTCCCGCTCTGCTTTCAGGGCTTTAGTGGTCATCTTTCCATCAATGACCGCCGCCTGCCTTTTCAGCACCGGGGGCAGCATAGAGTAGAGATACTTCAAATGGTCTACCCGTTCAGACAACACCAGATTGTAATGGTCACGGTTCTCTGTCAGGTCATGCAGAATGAGTTGGTTTCGTTCTTCCTGTTCGGTAAGGTATGTTATCATCTTTGCGTAATTTACCGTACCATCACTGTTCAGGAAGCACGGGTTCAACGCCACCCCTGTTCCTTGAGGAACCACGTCAACCTTCATCACTCTGGACTCCACGGCCTTGTCTGGAACCGTCCATACCACTTCGCCAATCATGGCGTATGTGGCCTTGATAAGCCCGTCTGCCCGGTGAACTGTTGCCGATAGCCCGTACTTATGCCTTGCCCGCAGAGAATTGAGAACCTTACTAAACTGGGTGACCGCCGTAGGCGTACCGCTTACACGGTGACATTCATCCACAATGATGCAGTCCCATTCATCCCGGTATTGCTCCAAATCCACCTTGCACATGGTCTGAATAGTGGCAAAGGTCATCGTTTCACCGATGTTCACCTTGCCCTCCGTAATGGTTCCCAGCCGGGTAGGGTCAACGTACTGTTCTGCTCTGGCTTTGCTCTGGGTCAACAGGTCTTTCGTATGGGTCAGCCATAAGGTCTTAATGCCAAGGGCGCAGGCCAGGGCTATTCCCATCTGGGTCTTTCCGCTTCCTGCGGGGGATTGCAGGATACCATAGTGGTTAATCAACATTGCCCCCACAGCTTCTTCCTGGTAGTCATACAGCGGAACCTTGCCGCCAAAGTCTACCTTCTTCGGAGTCTTGAACAGCTTCCGTACATCCCCATCCAGAAATGGCAGGAGCGAACGCAAGCACCCAAAGGGAAGAATGAGGTCATTGCCGTTTATGCTGTATAACAGCAGTTGTTTGGGGGTATTGCCCACCCACAAGTGCATACGCACTTTCTTCTGATAATCCGGGTTCGTCAGTACCAGATTTTCCTTGCACCACGTCATGATTTCAGGGGACGGGTCAGTGATTTTCAAATTGCTTCCAACTTCAATCAACATCCCGCTTCCTCCATGAACTTCACCCACTGGTCAAAGGAATGATACATAGGGAACTCCTTTTCCGTGATACTGCCCTCACCGTAGAGTTGCCGTAGGGACAGGTCATCGAAACTTACCATGTAAATGTCACCGTTTGCCAGCTTCATTGCAAAGTAGCAATAGGCGTTCCCTCTGGCTTCCCAAACGGTCATGGCTCCTTCCTGGTTACACTCAATCCGGGAGAGGGAAAAGCGGTTATTTGCACACACCTTGCAATCAATCAAGACAGCAATGTTGTTTTTGACCGCTATCACATCTGCGGGTTGACCAACCTGGTTCTGCGCCATGTTATGCGCCCACCAGCCACGTTCGGCAAGCCTTTCACACAGTTCTTCTTCAAAGTGACCGCCCACCGTCCTATTCACGGTTGATTGCTTCATACCATAACACCTACCTCCATTCGTACTCTTTGCCGTACTTCTTCCTGTACCATTCCTCAAACTCACGCTTGTGCTTTTCATCCTTGAAGTAGTCCTGAACCTTCTTCGCAAGAATGGTACAGATAGGTTTTTCTTCCAGTAACCGGGCTAATTCAGTCATCGTGGACGAACACTTTACCCTGTTCGTAATCATCCAGAATGGTAATGGTTGCCTGGATGATGGAGTCTGCTTTTGCACCCTTGCGAGTCCCGGCAAAGATAGAACTCACTTCGGTCTTGTCCGTTGCAATACCCCTCTGACCCAACTGGAAGATAAGCCAGACGAACGAAAGGCGGTGCTTCTTAATCCGTTCACGAATAGCGTCAAGTTCCTCCACGGCGGTTCCCTCCTTTCTCAAAATTCTTATAAACAATAGTTGACAAGAGGGTGTTCAATGCTTATAATAGATATGCGACACCCATATAGCATTGAAAACCCACTGGGCAAAAACTACCGCCCCAGCGGGCGGGTGTTTTGCGCCCTTGCAAACAACTTTCGTTTACAGTCCCCATTATAATCCCTATGATAGGGATTGTCAAGCCCTATTCTGAAAAAATTTATAGGGATTTTTTAAGGAGGTAATTTCATGGGATTTTCGGAGCGTTTAGAAGGACTGCTCAAGGAACGTAAGCTAACCTGGAAAGAGGTTTGGACTACTTTGCACATCGGCAAGAACCAGAAGAAATACTGGGCTGATAAGGGAATAGCCCCGGATATGGAAACCCTGCTCAAACTTTCAGAATACTTCGGTGTATCGCCTGACTATCTGCGGGGTACAGATGAACTGAAACAGTCCAGCCTTGCCACACTGGATAGCCAAACTCTTACTCTATCCGCAGAGGAAGTGCGCTTAATCCTCAAGTACCGTGCTTTAGACAAAGAGGGACGAACGATGGTAGAGTCTACCCTTATTCAGGAAACCCGCAGAATGGATACGGAGAAAGGGGAAACTGTAAGTGCCGGGTAATCAGCCTTGCCGAATGGAGGAAGAACCATGTATGAAGAAGTGAAAAATGCCTGCATCTACGCCAGATATTCCAGCAGCAATCAAACCGAACAATCCATTGAAGGCCAGCTTCGTGTATGCCGGGAGTTTTGCAACCGCCACAATATCAGAGTAGTAGAGGTTTATACTGACCGGGCAACATCAGCCAGCAAGGACATTGAAAAACGTGTGTCCTTCCTCAAGATGATTAAAGACTCTGAAAGAGGAAATTTTGATGCCGTAATCGTCTACAAGCTGGATAGGTTTGCACGTTCCCGGTACGACAGCGCAACCTACAAATACCGTTTGAGGAAGAACGGAGTACAGCTTATATCAGCCACAGAGAATATCAGCAATGACCCAGAAGGTATCATTCTTGAGTCCGTCCTTGAAGGTATGGCAGAGTTTTACAGTGCGGAACTCTCCCAGAAAATCCATCGTGGTTTACGGGAGTCAGCCTACAAGCATAATTCCATAGGCGGGCAAATCCCTCTGGGATATAAGACAGAAGGTAAGAAACTGGTCATAGATGAAGAAACCGCTCCTATTGTCCGGGAAGCATTTGAAATGTATGCAGAAGGTCATGGCGTTGCCGATATATGTCGTACCTTCAATGCCAAGGGGTACAAAACTTCCAAGGGTACACGCTTCGGCAAGAGTTCTTTCAGCAAGATTTTCCGCAATGAGAAATACATTGGTGTATACCAGTTTCATGACTACCGGGCAGAGGACGCTATACCTGCTCTCATTGACCGTAAGACTTTCAATCTGGTACAAGCCCGCCTGAAAACCGTAGGCAAAGCCCCAGGACAGTTTAAGGCAAAGCACATATACCTTCTTTCGGGGAAACTCTACTGCGGTCATTGTGGTTCCAAAATGAACGGGAATTGCAATACCAACGAATATTCCTATTATGAGTGCTATGGAAAGAAAAACCTCCATAAAGACTGCCACAAGCGAAACCTGCGGAAAGACTTTATAGAGGATATTGTTGTGCGTGACGCTCTGTCCCTTCTTACACCTGAACGGATTGAGGAAATTGCCACGGTTGCCATTCAGACCAACACATATGAAGTGGAAACCACCACGGATATTCCCGCCATTCGTGGCAGGCTTCATGAAACCAAACTGTCCCTTGAGAATATTACCAAGGCTATTGAGGGCGGTCTTGCCCCTGAAACGCTTGTGAAGCGGATGGTAGAGTTGGAAAAAGAAAAGAAGGTTCTTGAAGGGGAACTCAAGAAAGAGGAAAAGGGCGTTGCGTATCTTGACAGGGAACAGGTGATTTACTGGTTGAACCAGTTCAAGGACGGGGATATTGAGGATGAAGATTTTCGTAGACAACTCATTGACCTGTTCGTAAATTCTGTTACGGTGTGGGACGAACCAGACGATTTCTTCAAAATTACAATCGCCTATAATCTCACGTCCCTACAAGAAAAAACGTACCGCCTACCGAAAGGCGGTACGTTGTCGGATTTAGCACTCAATCCACC